AGATAATTTTTTTATTTTTATGTGTGCATATGCAAATGCTTATGGTATGATTATCGTATGATAGATAACACAAAGAAAAATGTAGATGACTTACTTGCTAAGGCAACTACACATACAGTAGGTGGAGTAACCAACTGGTATTTAAGACTACCAGAAGATGCAAAACCTTTTATAGATGAACTATCCAATAGGGTTGCTAATGAAGGCGCTAAGGCAAATGCTAGAGTTATAAGCGAAATACTCTCTAACGAATTTGACTTTGAAGTTTCTTATAGCAGAGTAAGACATTGGCTAGTTAAGTTAGAGAAACAATATGCCGAAAAAAAATCATAACAAAGAGTTAGCAGGGCTAATTGCTGAAGCTGAAAGCGATAAGTTAAAAGAGTTAAAGCGCACTAATGAAAGATTATTAAAGCAGATTGACAAACTTAAAGACAAGAAAGCAGATATGATACAGGCAGTTTATCAAGGTGCTAGAGATGGTATGTCTACTCTAACACTTCCTAAGATAACAAAACCTAATCTAAAGAAATCCAGTAAAGACAAAGAGATATGCGTACCTTTGCTCTCTGATATACAACTCGCCAAGAGAACCACGGACTATGGCACTGAAGTTGCAGAGAAGAGAGTTATTGAATATGCACACCGTATTGTCAAACTTACTCACATACAAAGACAATCACACAATGTAGATAAATGTGTGGTACTTGCTTTGGGAGACATTGTAGAAGGAGAACTTATATTTCCAGGGCAGGCACATTTAATTGACAGTTCTTTGTATAGACAAGTTACAGTAGATGGACCAAGAATAATGCACACTTTCTTTAGTATATTGCTAGAAGCATTTGATGAAGTAGAATGTGTGTGGGTTATTGGTAATCACGGAGCATTAGGTGGTAGGTCTAGGCGTGATTATAACCCTGAAACAAATGCAGATAGAATGCTTGGTAAAATTTTACAAACTATGTTTGCTGGAGAAAAACGAATCAAGTTTACTATTCCTGAAGGTGTCGATAAACATTGGTATGCAGTTGCTAACTTAGGTAGAAAAGCAAAGTTCCTATGTTTTCACGGAGATAATATTCGTGGAAGTATGGGCTTACCATTTTATGGATACAATAAAAAAATACTTGGGTGGAAAGCATTAGCTTCACAAGGGCTAATGGAGGACTTCACCCACGCAGTATGTGGTCATTATCACACACCAACATCACTATACATTAATGATGTTCGTGTATGGGTTAATGGCTCTACTGAAAGTTATAACAGTTACGCACAAGAACAACTTGCAAGTATGGGTAGACCATCACAATATTGTTTGTTTGTGAAACCCAACAAAGGAGTTACAGCTGAGTATCTTGTTAACCTAGAGGAGTAATATGTCTCACATATGTTATAGTTGTGGCAAAAAACTATACGTTAAGTTAGGCGACTTGATGTGTGTTAATGTCACTTGCAGACTATATAATGTAAAACAATATGTAAAAGAACAAGCAACGTAATAAATATAAAGGAGAATGATGGCGAAGTTCAATCTTGACAGTTATGAAACTGTAGAAGAAAGGCTCAAAAAGTTTTGGGCAGACAATCCTAATGGAAGGATTGAAACAAATGTAGTACACATTACTGATGATGGTACTTGTGTAACTATAAAAGCAGAAATATTTACAGATACAAAAGTGGCTCTACCTGTATCAACAGGAATAGCACAGGAAACAAAAGGGCAAGGTGGCTTTGCCAATGCTGATGCTTGGATGGAGAACTGTGAGACTTCCGCAATAGGTCGTGGATTGGCTAACTGGAAGTACCAAGGTTCTGATAAAGCAAGACCAAGTAAAGAAGAGATGAGTAAGGTTTCATCTTCGTCATCAGTACCAGCCAAGGAGAGTAAACCAGTAGAAGTTGTTAAAGAGTCAGGAGCTTCTTCTACTGGCTCTCCTATTAAACAAATAGCTGAAGCAGGATATGGTGATGTTAAATTTGACAAGCACCCAGGCGGTGAACCTGCAATAAACGAAAAGGGTTTGCTGTGTATTTGTGGTTCTTTTGTTAAATGGTATAAAGATAGTGAGAAAACAAAGCCAACAAGTCCAGACTTTAGGTGTACAGCTATGGGTAAATGTACTGCTGGAGATACTGTAGATGGTAAAGTGTTTGCTAAGTCTTGGTGGATGGACAACAAAGCCACACCAAATAGTTGGAAAGACTTTGCAGCAGTTTCAAATGGTATGACAATACCTGAACCTAAATCACTAGATGATATTAAACCAGGAGATGCACCCTTCTAATTAAAAGTAAGCAAGAGCCGAGGTAGAAAGGATAACACCCTCGGCTTTGCTATAAGTTATTTAGTAATTTGTTTTTTAGCGTATGTTTTAATTACAGCTAAAGCAGCACCACCACCAGCTAATGCAGCTAACTGAATTGTTTCAGCTTCTACACCAACTAATGGAGCAACTGTTAAAGCACCAATAAACGCTTCAATGAATGTCCAAGCGGTACGCTCTAACATATCTTTTAAGTCGTCACTCATTTTGTACTCCCACGATTCGGACCAAGGTGTCCACCTCACATCCTTCTTGAATGTACCGTCTTGGTTTCTTGCTCTTTTTGATTTCTCAAACATTATCTTATAATCCTACCTTTAAGCATAGCTTGTAATTGTATAATATTTCCGTTTATTTCTTGTAATTTTTCATCAACATCACTAACTTCAGGAGTTTCTAATTGTATTTTGCTGTACTCAATAGTAACTTTGTTACCAATCAACAGTTGTTTTGCTACTTTACTGTATAGCTTTTTGTATGCATTAACACTTGAACCTACCATACCATTAAAGTTTACATCTAAATCTTGTTGAGTATCACCAACAATTAAACAACCTGATGTATGCTCATCAGTGTTACCTGTGTGAATTAATATATACTCAAAGCCTGGTACATTTTGTAACCATAGCATACCATAATGTTCTGCACCGTATCTTTCTTTGTATCTTGTATGAAATCCACCAACAGTTCTAAACTTTATATCGTATGTTCCTTCAGGTATGCAAGTTTCGTGCATAACTTTTACTGCTTGATACTGGTCCTCTAGTGTATAACACTCAAATAAACCATCAATAAACAGCAATCCATTAGTAGCGTCTCTACCTAGTTGTGTTCTTATGACTTGTAATTTCACCTATTCCTCCATATTTACAATCGCATATATTTATATGCGTACCTTTATCATTAATGAATGATGTGCAGTTATTTACCGCCACAACATCCACCACCGCAACAATCCATAATGTCTCCTAACTTCTAAAATTAATAGTTAATAACCATATTGCTAATGTAATTATAGTAGCTAAACCTGTAACTTGCTGTGCAGTACCAGTAAGAGTAAGCGTTGCAATAACCAAACCAACCAATGTCCAGCTAAGGTTAAGTGTTTCTTTAACTATAGTAATTAACCAGTTCCATATTTTTTTTATCATATTGTTTTCCTAAATATAAATGCAGCCATAGTAGCTATTCTAGTCAGAATAACTGGCACTACAACTTCTTGTGCTTTCTCCTTTTGGTCTGTAGTCATACTATCAGATATAGACTCAAAAGATATTTCTTCTAAATCTATATCTATTAATACTTCTATTGGGTCTTCTATAAAATTTTCAAACTGTACTTCAACTACAGCATCAGCTAATGTGTAGTCCTCTTCTCCTTCAGCTCTCTCTTCAAATGTATCAATAGCTTCAGCAACTGCTTCTTCTGTTTTTGCTAACTCAACTACTTTAACTACATCTTCTTCTGGAACATTAAGAGTTTCTGATATTACTTCAACTACTTCTTCTGTAATTTCTTCAGGTTCTAAATCTTTAACTTCTTCTATTACTTCAACAATTTCTTTTGGCTTCTCCTCAATAACTTCCTGTACTGGCTCAACCAAAATTTCCTCATCAACTTCTTCATCTTCTACAATCTCTATTTCTATTACTTCAGGTATCTCTATAACTTCTTCTTCTACTATTATAGTTTCTACAAACTCTTCTACTTCTTTAACTACTTCTACAAACTCTTCTAATTCTTCTTCAGATAATTCAACATCAATCTCTTCTAATTCAGCTAAAGCCTCAGCTTCTTCCTGTGCTTTAAGTTCTGCAGCAATACGCTCTTCCTCTAAACGTTTCTCTTCAGCAAGACGTTCCTCTTCAGCAATACGCTCTTCCTCTAAACGCTTCTCCTCAGCTAAACGTTCTTCCTCTGCGATACGCTCTTCTTCAGCTTTAATAGCATCAAGTTCTTCTTGTGTAGGACCTGAGCAATCTCCATTTTGAAATCCGAACCACTCTTTGCTTTCAATAGCTGTAAGATATTCTTTATACGATAGCGGATTGTTTGGGTGTTCACACCCATCTTTATCCCAAGCCAAGTACGTAGTGATACCATCTTCAACCACATCTGCCGCCTTAGGTAGCGTTGTCGTTGTTGTGGTGGTAGTAGTTGTTGTCGTACTAGATGTCGTTGTAACAGGTATATCAGCATACTGCCAGTATAATGTATCCAATACAGATATGTCAGTTAATGTAACTTCAAACTTGGTAATGTATTTATCTGTGTTAGCTTCATCATTGTTGTAATCAGTAAACGATTTATAAAAATTATCATACATAGTAGAGAAATCAGAGTTATCTTGTCCTGATTTTTCTATAGTTTCATCTGTATCATCTGAATAATAATATTTAACAGAATATGAATTGTTTACCACTAATAGTAAGACCTTCTTCGTATGTACTATCTTCAAATGCTTCATTAACTGTAACTTCATAAGGTACATCTTGTGCAATTACAGGGTATGTAATAAGCAGAAAAGCTGCAATTAATGCAGCAAACTTATTCACATTAAATTATTGATTAACACCACCAATGCCGAGATTGCAACCAACCAACCTGATAACTCTTGTCTTGATATTTTCTGATTAACTTTTTCATGTAATTCATCTATGCGTTTGTTTATATCTTGTTGCCCTTCCAATATAAGATTTAACATTTCTTTTTGTGTGAAACCATTTCCATTACTCATTATGGTAAATCATCTTTCTCAAATGTAATCCAATCCCACTCTTGTGATTGGTAATTAACTAATCTTTTTAGGTAATATGCTAAATCTCTGAAGTAATATCCTAAAAAAAATACAATAATAAAATCCATAAATCGGATTATATCATATTAGTTATGAAGGTTTTGGATTATCTGATTTAACTTTGGCTATGTGGTCTTTCCAAGTAGTTGTATCATTAACAGCATCCCAATATTGCATATCTAATTGGTCTGCTATTGAGCCATAGGCTTCTTGCCTTGCTGCAATGTAACCAAATTGTTGGTCGTTCCACTTTTTATTACCTAAATCAATTTTTGCTTGTGCGTAATCATCATCAGAAAATTCAGAAACAACACCATTTACTGATTTGTTAAGAGGTTTAGCATCTTCAATTTCTTGGTCTGCTAATGCTTGTAGTTCTTCTTTTGTTGCCATAATATCTCCTATATTACCATACTTTTATTTTTTAATTCCATATAAAGTAAAAGTTCCTGTTGCAATATTACTTGTAGGTCCTTCTAGTTTAATATGTACACCATCAACTGCTGTTGTTTGTGTATATACACCACCACCTTGTATTCCTAAAAGTGTTCCTAAATCTTCTGATACATATAAACTATCTATTGTTACATAGGTATATTCTGATGAGTTAGAAGCATTAAATATATATACTTCACAATTAAATCCTTTACCTGCTGTATCATTTAAACTTCCTGACAAAACCCAAAAAGCTCTATTTGCATCAGCCAAGTCACCAAAAGTTGTATCACTTCTTAACTGTTTAGCTGCTTCATCATAATCGCTATCATTACTAACACTTCCACCTTCAGTAACCAACAGATATACATCAGAATTAATTGTTACAGGTACTAAATTATTAATTACTAATTTATAAACATCATAAGTGTCATCAATACCTGTTAAAGTTACACTTGATTGTGATGATGTAACTATATCTTCATTTATTTTTACTAAACTACCTGCCATTATTTAACTCCAAATACTGATACACTATGACTTGTTATATTATCTGATGCCACAAAATACCTAAATCCTGTTATTGTTTCTGTTGAAGTGTGAACTGCTATACCTTTTTGTCCTCCTAATTGTGGTGTGCCTGTTGACCAAGCACCTACTTGCATTTGTACATAGGTAAAATTAGAACTGTCGTATGGATTATAAAAATACAGAACATTACTACCTGCTGCTGCTGCACCACTTCCTGTTCTCATTGGTCTTAATATTGCATCTGCACTTTGATTTTTACCTTCACCATCAGTTGTTGATGACCTTAGTTCTTGAAAAGCATATTTGTATTCTGATTGGTCAATGATAGTTCCACCACTATCAAACAATCTCATATCTACAGGGTGGAATGAAGCATCAGTAGTCATTTCTGTAACAACTTTATAGACATCATACTTATCAGAGAATACATTTGTTACATCAACAACAGAAACATTACTGCTACCATTAAAATTTTTTATAAATTCTATACTACCTGCCATTAGCTTTCCTTAATTCCATACAAAGACATTGTTGCTGACAATGTACCACCACCACCACTATCTAATATTCTTATACCATTTACTGTTTCTGCAACAGCATAAGCACCTGCACCATAGACCGAATAATAATTACCTGTATAGTATATACCTGTAAGCATGTGTGTTGTATATTTATATTTGGAACTATCTCCTAAATTATAAAGATACACATATCCATTATTCATTTCATTTGTTGCGTTACTTGTAAGTCTTGTTAATTCTATTTGTGATGCACTAGTAGAATTAACTTGTAAATCACCAATACCTACTACACTTCTTTGGCTATCGAAATGATAGCCTGAACTTTCATAACTTGTTCCACCATCATTAGTAAATCTTATATTAATAGTTTCTTGGTCATTTGAATAATCTAAATTATTTATTGTTAATAGATGTACATTGTAAATAGTTTCTTTTATACTTTCAAAATTTACATTAGCAACACTACTTACTGTTTGAGTTTCAATCAATTCAAGCCTACCTAAGTCTGCACCACCTGCACCAAAGCCTGATACTTGATAACCGAATGATGAAGGTCCTACCATGGCTTACGCCTCGTGGACATCATCTACTGTATAGAATATTTTTATTCCTATAAGTCTTGCATCTTCTGCCATGTCATCATTACCATCAGATACATCTCTTTCAATATTGAAGTAAGTTAGAGCATTCACAGCAGCACTTGCTATTGTTACATCTCCTGAAACTGCAGATACACATAAATCTTCTGCAGCACCTAAAGCATCATCTGTTACAACTACTGCTGTTCCAAATGCTACATCTATAGTTCCATTATCTACTACTGATACTCCTGATAAGGACCAAGCAACACCATCTGTGTCTGTTGCAGTAGTTGTCCAATAAACTTGGAATTGAATTACACCTTCATTCCAATATGAAGGCATAGCTATAGAAAATTGTGCATTTTCATCTGATGAAGCATCAAAATCTAAAACTTTTAAATCAGGTCTACCTGCTGTAGTTTCTACTGAAGTTATATCTGCACAACCTGCAGTAGCTGTAGGATACATAGCTGTTGCAGGTATCCATATTGATTGTTTACCTATAGCTGCGTTTACTAATGTACCTGATGATACATCAATACCATCTCCATCAATAGCATCTGCTATTAAAGATACATCCATTCTT